TATTTAATGCCGGTGGTTTCTGGGTGCTTAACAGCGGAACGACGACTAGCGCCATTGGCAACAAAGCCTATGCGAACAATTCTACCGGACAGATTTCGTTCGGCGTTACCGGTTCGCCTCCGACTTCCGGCTCCGCGACTTCCGCGACTGTCGTTAAGAATATTTCCGCATCAACCGGCGCAGCAATCCCGGCAACAGGCCCTTCGTTCACTGGTTCGATTGCAGGGCAGACATTGACTGTCACGGCAATCGCTTCCGGCACGGTACTTGGCGCAGGCCAAGTGATTTCCGGCGGGCCTACAGCGAATCCTGTCGATCCGAACACGACGATTACCGGTTTTGTCAGCGGCACAAACGGCGGCGTCGGTGTCTATACCGTCAATATTTCGCAAAACGTCGCTTCCGGCACGATCACGGCTTCGGGCGGCTGCATGACGCTAACCGGCGCAAACACTTCCGGCATCTTCGCTGTCGGGAATGCATTATCCGTAGCCGCAAGCGGTTCGTTGACTGCCGGGACAACGATTACAGCGTTGATATCGGCAACTGCGGGCGGCGCCGGCACTTACCTGCTTAATCAGCCTGCCGCAACGGCTGTCACTGCCGGAACGATCACATCGACTAATACCTCGCTGCTAACGGTCGATTCTTCTTCGACGGGGACGTGGGCGATAAACGACCAGCTGACTGGCGGCGCAAACATCCCTTCGGCTGCGCCGTATTCGTACATTTTGGCGACGGGCGCGACGAACCCGAACTTGACCGGTCTTGGCGGCGCAGGAACATATCTTGTGTCGCAATCGTACACGTTCGCGTCGGGAACAGTCACTGTCGATATTGGCGTCGAAACGAAATGGGTTGCAAGTTCAATCGGTGCGCCGGGTGAACTTGTCAAGATGACAAGTTATCTCAACGGCTAATCAATTAAACTTACTTAAAAAGGACATTATCATGCTTGCATTTGATTCCGCAAAACCGGTTTACGACCAATCGCCTGAATGGCAGCGCGCCGCAATTGCGGAACACAAGCGCGTCTTTGGTATCGACACGGGCGCAGAAAGATTTTTGCGCCCGGAATATCGCGATGACTACAGGCTTGCATTCGACGCGCAGCCGCAGCTGGTTTCTACACCGTCGTCTGGCGTTCCTGCGTGGCTAACGTATTATCTCGATCCCGATTTGCTTCGAGTGTTGACCGCGAAACTGGAAGCCGCCGATATTTTCGGCGAACAGCAAAAAGGCTCGTGGGAATCGACAACGTTGATTTTCAGTGTCGTTGAACGGACATATGAAACAAAAGCGTACGGCGATTACGACGAAGGCGGAACGAGCGGCATCAACGCCAACTTCCCAGAACGTCAACCGTTCCTTTTTCAAACGATGGCTCGCTATGGCAATCTGGAAATTGAACGCATGGGCTTGGCAAAAATCGGGTTCGTCGCGGAACAAAAAGCCGCAGCCATTTTCGGACTCGACAACTTCACCAACCTGACATACTTTAAGGGTGTGGCTGGATTGAACAACTACGGAGCATTGAACGACCCTAACTTGCCTGCTGCAATCGCTCCTGCTCCAAAGGCGGCTGGAGGCATTGCGTGGATGTCGGGGACGACCGTTACCGCGACCGCGAATGAAATTTTTACGGATATTCAATCCCTCGTCATTCAATCGATTAATCAATCGGACGGTCAGATTAATTTGAAATCGAAGTTTATATTGGCTTTGTCGCCTGCTAGAGAAGGCGCTATGACCGCGACGAACACGTTCAACGTTAACGTTTCGGATTTGCTGAAAAAGAATTTTCCGAACTTGGAAGTGAAAACAGCCATTCAATACGGTGCTGTGACCGCACAAAATAACCAAGGCAGCGCGCTTGGTGAAGTGATGCAATTATGGTGCCCAGAAGCGGCTGGTCAAAAGTCAGGGTATTGCGTGTTCAATACCAAACTAAAATCCGGCCCTGTCATTGTAAATTCTTCGTCGTTTAAGCAAAAAATGATTTGTGGTTCGGCAGGCTTTTTGCTTCGCCAGCCATGGGCAATGGCTACGATGGTAGGTTTGTAGGGGTTTAGGAAACATTAAAGCAGCTTTAATCGTAGTTGAAATCACAAGGGGCATCAAAATGAGTAGAGAAACATTAGGTCTGCGGACGCTGGACAATTTGAAGGCGACCGACAACAGCAAACTTACTGGCGGCGCAACGGTAACAATCGCGAGTAAGTTTCCTTTCCCGTTCATTCTGCAATTGCACGACTGGCGCGAATACGATCAACCTGTGCTTGGTGGTGGCGTGCGCCGCGTGAAAGAGTCGATGAAGCGGATATCCGCGAAACCCGTAACAATCGACGGCGCTTCCTGGGCGCAAAATAAAGGCCCGCATCAACAATTGGCTAATGGCTATGCGATTACGCATGGCGTGCCAAAAGCATTTTGGGATGAGTGGCTGGAACAAAACAAAGAGGCGGAATTCATCGCGAATGGTATGATTTTTGCGCGCGATGACGTCGCAAGCGCGATTTCGCAGACCAATGAAATGAAAGATGTCAAGTCCGGCCTTGAACGCTGCAACCCAGCCGACACGCATCGCCACGGCTTTGCGCCTTACACCGGGAACGCTGCGGACTGATTATGCAAAGCCAGCCGGTGGTGTTTTCGTATCAAAATTGGAGTGCGCGGTACCCTGAATTGGCCGCGTCCGTCAATTCTGTGCAAGCTGGCATGTTTTTTATGGAAGCGCAGCTTTATTGCGATAACACCTGCACAAGCATTATCGACAATTGCCCTCCTGCATTTGCGAGAGCTACATTTTTGAACCAGCTAACGGCACATATCGCTGCGTTGAATGCGCCGTTAGCAAATCCTGTCAATGGACAAGTAACGCCATCTTCGCCGCTCGTCGGGCGCATTGCGACAGCGACCGAAGGCAGCGTGACAGTCAACACCGACAACCAATTTCCGCCAGGTACGCCGCAATGGTATCAGCAGACAAAGTATGGCGCAGCGTTCTGGGCTGCAACAACAAAATATCGAACAATGCGGTATGTCCCCGGCCCGCGCAACGTGCCGAACCCATGGCAGGGCGGCTATCCCTTCGGTGGGTTCAACGGATTCGGGCGCAAATGACATGTCTGCCTTTAAGTTTTCGGGCGGCGCAAAGCTCGCGGAAAAACTCAAAGAACTGGCCGCTCTCGCAAATAAGGACGCTTTAGTGAAAGTCGGATTTTTCGAGGGTGCGACGGAAACTAAATCCGGCGTTTCGACGGCATATGTCGCGGCATGCAACGAATTTGGAGGGCAATCCAATCCAGAGGATAAAGATTCCGAACCGAACCCTCCTCCCCGGCCGTTTTTTAGGGGAATGATTAAAGACGGACAAAATCATTGGGGCGAAGACATGGCGAAGGCGCTTGAGAGATATTCGGGGGATGTGGACTTAGCTATGGAATTCATGGGGCAACAACTTGGCGAAGAATTGCAAAATTCAATTCAAAAAAGACGCTACGCGCCTCTTTCTCCGAAAACGATAGCTAGAAAAAAGAACGACCAAACGCTTATCGACACTGGCGACATGTCAAACGCAGTGTCGTTTCAGGTGAACGACGGCGAAATTGTTCCTGTGAAAGACCAGTAATGAATCTGCATAGTATTGCTGCCGGATATATCTCTGCGGTAAATCCGCCATTGCTATGCCAGCTGCAACCGTCGAACGGCTACACGGTTGCGGAAGACGGCACGCAAGTGCCGAGCTATGGAAACTGTGTCGATATTTTTTGCCAGGTGCAGGCGCTGCAATACAACGATTTGATGCAAACGAATGGATTGAATATCCAGGGGCGCAGGCTTGCCGCCTATATTTTTGGAGACTGGGAAGGCGTCGTTCGTAGCGAGAATAAAGGCGGCGATCTTGTAACGCTCCCAGACGGATCGGTATGGCTTTGCGCGATGGTGTTAGAGCCTTGGGCGCTTTCTGCTGGATGGACTAAAATTTGTTTAACGCTTCAAAACGGGAGTTGACATGTCGATCTCCCTAAGCATTACGGAAACGCAAATTTTCACGACCCTAAGAAATTTTCTGATTTCAATCTTACCGACAGGAACGCCTGTTATTCGCGCTCAAACGAACCGCGTTCCCGAACCGGCAAACACAAATTTCGTTACGATGACGCCGCTGTTCCAAGAGCGGATGGCAACGAACATCGAGGGGTTAGTAGAAACATTGTTTGCCGGTTCGATCAGCGGAACAACGCTGACGATATCAAGCATAACGACAGGCACTGTCGCAATTGGATCGCAGATTTACGGCCCTAACGTCGCGGCAGGCACGATTATTACAGCGCTAGGAACCGGAACAGGCGGCACTGGCACGTACACGGTAAATAATTCGCAGAGCGTCGCTGGCAGCACGATGCAAGCAGGAACATCGCAAGTTGAGCAAACAACGCAAGTGACAATTCAGCTTGATGTTCATGGTCCTGCAAGCGCAGATAACGCGCAAATCATCTCGACCCTATTTCGAGATCAATACGGAACGAATTTTTTCGAGATGAGCGGATTTAATCTTGACGCGCTTTACACAAGCGATCCGAAACAAATGCCGTTTATCAACGGCGAACAGCAATTTGAGGAACGGTGGACGATAGATGTCATGCTAGAGGCGAACGCTATCGTAACCATTCCTCAGCAATTTGCGATTGCGTTGGGGCCTGTCGTATTGCACGATGTCGAGTGATTAAAGTTACTTTATAGGTTAAGCAACCCGCCGCGTGCGGGTTTTATTTTTGGAGAAACAACATGGCAGCATCGATTCCAGCTTCGTTTTTTGCGAATGTCAACACTGCTGTAATAAGCGCAGGCGGCGCGGGAATCAATCTTAGCGGATTGTTTCTGACGAATAGCAGCCGCATTCCTATCGGTCAAGTGTTAACTTTTTCTTCTGCCGCGAATGTCGGGGCGTATTTTGGATTGTCGTCGAACGAATTCAATCAATCCGAGGTGTATTTCGCCGGAAACACAGGATCGTTTCAGAAACCTGCTGCGCTTCTTTTCGCGCAATACAACACAGTCGCCACTCCTGCATGGCTACGTGGCGGCAATGTGTCGTCGTTGACTTCCGCGCAGTTGGAAGCGCTGTCCGGCACGTTGATGCTGGAAGTGAATGGCGTTTGGAAAACATCCAGCGCGATCAATTTGAGTTCTTACGGAACTTTTTCCGCTGCTGCTGCGTATATCCAATCGGAATTTGCCGCGTTCGTTGGCACTGTAACTTACGACAGCGTTTCCGGCGGTTTTCTTTTTACGACGACTGCTACCGGCGCAAGCGAAACGATTACGACTGCGATAAGCGGCACGGCGACCTCGACGACCAGCACGACGACCGGAACGGTATTAACAATTTCCGGCACGGTTGTCGGCACGTATCACGTTGGCGATGTCGTGACGGGAACGGACGGCACGAATTCGTTGCCTGTCGGAACGACAATTACCGCGCTAGGAACTGGCACAGGCGGCGCTGGCACTTACACGATCAGCGCAGCAGCTACTCCGAGTAATTTGGCGTCTAGCGCTGTCGATGCGTTCGGGCCTTTGGGCGCGTTCACGGTCGGTCTTGGATTGACAACCGCGACAGGCGCGATTGTGTCGGCTGGCGCTGCCGCTCCGACGTCTTCGACGCCAAATGCGTTTATGACGGCGTTGGCACAGCAAACGTCGAATTGGGTTTCTTTCACCACGTTGTTCGATCCAGATGGCGGTTCCGGCAACACGATAAAGCAAGAATTCGCTGCATGGGTAACGCTTCAAGACAATCAATTCGCTTATGTTGCGTGGGACACCGACATCACCCCTACCGAATCGACCGACGCAGCATCGTCGCTCGGACAAATCCTAAAAGCGAATGGCAATTCGGGGACGATCCTTATTTATGAGCCGTCAGATTTAAGCTTGGCCGCGTTTGAAATGGGATTTATCGCGTCGATAGATCAGACGCAAACGAACGGAAATTCTTCCGCAGCGTATAAATCTCAGGCAGGGATTTCACCGGCGGTCAGCAGCGAAACTGTGTTAGCGAATTTGATTGCAAACGGTTACAACACTTATGTTGCTGCCGCAAATCGCACGAACCAATGGCAGTTCTTCTATCCGCAAACGATCACGGGAACGTTCGGCACGATTGAACGTTACATCAATCAAATCATCATGCAAGCTGGATTCCAAACCGGAATGATGACGCTGCTGACTACAGAAACCGCTATCCCTTATGTGCCCGCCGGATATGCGCTAATAGAAGCTTACTTGCAGCCCACGATTGACGCGGCCTTGACGTTTGGCGCGATTCAGCCCGGCGTGAACTTGTCTGCTGCGCAAATCGCAACGGTAAATAGTCAGGCCGGAAAGAACATTGGAACGACATTGGCAACTCGCGGTTGGTATTTGCAAGTGCTTGATCCAGGCTCTGTCGTGCGCGGCAATGGCGGAAGTCCATCCATTACTTTTTGGTGGACGGACGGCGGGAGCGTCTTGAATCTAAACATGTCCGCCTTCGACGTGGAATAAATCGAATTTATTTTAAGGATACTAGCCATGGCACTCGGAACTCTGACCGCAGCAAACGCAATTATCATGTTGACGGTTCCAAACTATTACCCGAACCCTCAACAGTTGCAGGGATTCGCTGCTGACGACGTGTATGACTCGGAAGAGGTCGAAATCGCTGAAACGTCCATGGGCGTCGATGGAATCTTGTCGGCAGGTTTGATCTATGCCGAATTGCCATGGACGCTTGCGTTGCAATCGAACTCGCCTTCGATTCAAATTCTGGACAATTTGATTCAGGCGCAGTTTGCGCAAAACGATCTATTTCCAGGAATTTCCGTCTCAGTGACATTGACAGGGCTTGGGATTAAATACCAATTGACAAACGGATATTTGAAGAAAGCGCCTCCGTTGCCAAGCGCAAAAAAGATTCTTCAGCCGCGCAAATTTTACTTCGTCTTTAACGGCTCGTCGCCAGCGACATCTTAACAAGTTTCGCACGGCACCGGGAAACCGGGCCGACTTACACCCCTTGGGTCGGTGGCCGTGCGAATTCGTGAAAGGGGCGAATCAAGGGGATTCGACATGCGCAAGACCGCGACAGTAACAATCGCAACGGAAGGCCGCGACAAAGGCAAGGTTTTTTATCTGACAGAAATGCCTCCGTTTCAAACCGAACGGTGGGCGACAAGGGCTTTTTTAGCGCTCGCAAAATCCGGGGTGTCGATTCCCGACGATATAGTTAGCAGCGGCTTTGCCGGGTTGGTTACGTTAGGTGTTGAGGCATTGGCTGGGATCAATTATTTTGACTTAGAACCTTTGCTAGAAGAGATGTTACAGTGCGTTCAGATTATTCCCAACCCGCAGAACCCGGAAGTGAAGCGCTCGGACATTCATTGCGACATCGAAGAGGTTTCTACGATTTTGAAATTGCGAAAAGAAGTTTTCAACCTTCACGCAAATTTTTCAAAACCCGCCGTCACCTTAACATCGACCATGACGGCGGGGAAACGGTCAAGGAATATGTAAATCTTCCTCCGACCATCGGAGCGATGATTTCCAGCGGAAAAATGACGTTGCATGAGATGCAAACTATTTACTCGTTGGAAGACGTATATTTGACGTTGGAAGTGTTGAGTATCGACGCATATAACCGCAAGACAATTGCAGAAGCAGAAGCGAGAAGAAAGCGTTAATAAAATGGCGACCATCATCGATAGTCTTCTAGTGGAATTAGGCCTCGACTCTTCTGGAATGTCAAAAGGCGTTTCGGAAGCCAAACGCGCTTTCGATGCGGTTAAGCGCGAAGCGGAAGAAGCTGCGCAGGCATTTAAGCAAGAACAAGCGGCAATGAAAGGCTCTTTTGAGGCGCAGACTGCCGCTGCCGTGAAACAGGGGAAAATAACGGCAGGTCAAGGAAAACAACAGCTAAACGATTTCAAAGAAAATCAACGGCAACAAGCGTTTCAGTTTTCGCGCACGCAAAAAGATAAAATTGCCGAAGCGCAGCGTAATCTCGCGCAAACGAAGTCGATGGTTAAGCAAGAGTCGGACGCAAAAACCAAGGCGGCAAAAGCGCAAGACGCGCAAGCGAAGTCGATGGTCGAAGGGATATCTCACATCCGCACGGAAGTTATCGGGCTGATTGCCGGTTTTTTAGGGCTGGCCGCGATTAAAAGTTTCGGCGAACATATCATTGGCGTCGATGGAGACGTACAGCGCCTGTCTGGAACGATAGGCGTTTCGACGACCGATTTAAATGCGTGGGCTATTGCCGCATCGGATTTTGGGGCGACTGGGGCGCAGGTTGAAGGTGCTTTCCGGGCTGTAAATAAAATTCAGGAAGGGCTGGCAAAAGGCGACGTTGGATCGGTTGAAGCGCTGACCGAGTATGCAAAAACGATGTCCGCATTAGGCGGCGCACACGTTGAGACGAACGTTCTTGCCGCGCCGAATTTGACGCAACAAGAGTTCCTTTTGCAACTTGCGAAAGAATCGCAACAAGTCAGTGAAAAAGTGTTTGCTCAGAGCGTGGCAAAGCTTGGTATCGACGAGAACGTTGCGCGTGCTTTGCACTCGGGAAATGTTGAGCTTGCCAAACAGCTTCAGTCGGCAAAGGAGCTTGCAAAAGACAATGACAAAGCGAGCGCAGCTTCGTTAGCAATGCAAAAACGCTGGAACCAAACGTTGATCCATGTCAAAGCGTTAGGGGAAACGATTCTTGTCGCTGTCCTTCCTGCGATAAATTCCGTGTTGGACGCGATAGACGGCTTGATAAAGTTCGCCACGGATGGATGGGGCGCAATGACCGGCGACATGAAAGAAAAGCTTGGCGGCGTAAAAGAAAAGCTTGGCGGCGTAAAAGAAAAGCTTGGCGATGTGTCGTCCGTCTTTGCAGAAATAAAAACCTTTATTGCTAGCAATAAAGGTTTCATTTCTGCATTGTTCACAGGCAACGGCGAAGACATTCGCAAAGCGTGGAACGCGATGTGGGACAATTTTATTATTCTTGCAAAAGATGCTGCACCAAAGATTGCCGACGTGATTAAAGAAGCTTTAGCCGGGGCGCTCGGTTGGATTGAAGATCGCGCTTCAGCGATTTGGGACGCGGCTACCGGGCAACATACGCAAGAAGCGAATCGCAAAAAACGCGAAACTGCTTACGCAAAATACAAAGAAGCGAACCGGACGCCGGAACAGGCGCAAGCCGAACTAAAATCATACCAGGATCAAAACGCAGCAATTTTGGCTGGCGGAAAAGGAACGGGCGCTTCGGCTGTCAACATTCGCCCTTCATTCGGCGCGTCGAAGCCGACACGTGCCGATGCGCAAGCTGCGGCAGATGCTGCGGAAAAGAAATACGGCGTCCCTGCTGCCGTGACGCTCGCCCAGTATCAATTGGAAAGCAACAGCGGAAAGAATATGCCTGCAGGCAGCAACAATCCTTTCGGCATAAAAGCGAAAGGCGGGCAGCCGTATGTGGAAGCGGAAACGACTGAATATATAAACGGGCAAATGCAGCATGTGAAGCAGAAATTTGCGAAATTCGATTCGTTGGAAGATGCATTCGATGCGCACGCGGAATTGCTCGCAACGGATGCGGCATATTCGGAAGCGCGAAAGCATACCGACGATCCTAAAGCCTATGCGGATGCGTTGACGGGAAAGTACGCAACCGACCCCGAATATGGCGCAAAGTTGAAAAGCATTATGTCGTCGGATGCAAGGTCGGCGATGCCTCCTATCGACAAGGGTGTGATTTCCGGCGCGCAATCAAGCGTGGTGAACAATCAGGCGCTCAATAATCGCGTAGCGAATAACAACGCGCAGATACAAACAAACGTTGGCTCCGTGAACATTAATGCGCCAAACGCAAAAACGAACGCGGACGTAGCGTCATTGATCGGAGAACGCATGCAAGACTTTTCTATCGCGTCGATGGCAAATTCAGGACTTGCGTAATGGCTTTAGCTCCGCCTCCCCCTCCCCCAGACGATCCTAGCGTAGCGGCTTACAATCCGTCCTACCCAGACGTGCCCATCGCGGCAGGCGTTCCGAACGTTTTGCGGACGCTTTTAGCGCCTGCCGGAAGCGTTGCAAATAGCCTGGCGAACATCGGGATAGGCGCGGCGCAATTGCCGAGTGGCATTGTGACGAACGCACAGCTAGCAACGGTAAATGGCGCGCAGAGCTTGATAGCTGGCGCATACGGCACATTGCCGTCGCAGATGTTTGCGGACGCGCCTGGAGTTGTTGCTGCCGCCAACTCCAGCGCTGGACAATGGGGAATATTCGCCGCAGGCACGACGAACATCGTTTTGACGCCGGATTCGTTTAAGTCGTTGAACTACAAGCAAGGGTGGAGAATCGCTAACTACCCAATGGAGCAGGGGGCGTTTCAATCCTACAATAAAGTCCAAACCCCTTTCGAGGTTAAAGTTGCTTTCACAAAAGGCGGCGGCGACAGCGAGCGAACAAATTTCTTATCCACTCTAGCGACTTTGGCGAATTCGTTTGATCTATACGATGTGGTAACGCCAGAAATTACTTATTCAAATGTATCGATTGAAAGTTATGACTACGTTCGCACGGCAATAAACGGCGCAAAATTGCTGACGGTAGATATTTCACTGCTGCAAATAAGGCTGGCCGCAGCAGCAAACTTTACGAACACAGCGACGCCTAGCGGCTCAGGCACGGTGAACGGCGGCATTGTTCAGCCGATTCCTGTAACTACAGGCCCGAATTTAGCTCCAGACGGAAATCCAACTAGCGCAGCGCAATCAGCCAGCGGGGAAGTTGCTCCTCCAACATCTGTTGCTCCTCCAGAGGCAGTGCCTCCCGCAGCAGCAGCAGCAGTAACGAGCAGTCAAACTCCTGCTGTATCAGCAACGCCGCCAGCATTTGACGATAAACTTAGGGATGCAAACGGAAACATTGTCACTCCAACCGCAGTGAATCCACTTACGGGACGCACTCAGACCGCGAACGGATACTTTCAGGTCAACCCAAACACAGGGCATTTAATGCAATACGACAAGGACGGGAGTGTCGTTAAAATTGCGTCGCCTGCCGATGACGCAATTCAATAGCTTGCGATTCATTTACAGATTCGTGGAAGACGACAAATGCAAATCGTTCCGATACAAGATGTTTTTTCACAAACCCTGACGTGCAGTTTGACTCAGCAGAATTGTAAGATAAACATCTATCAAAACGCATTCGGTCTGTTTATGGACTTATACGTTAATGCGGTTTTGATTATCGGCGGCGTGATTTGCGAAGATCGAAACAGAATCGTTCGAGATTTGTATCTCGGTTTTGTTGGCGATTTTACCTTTATCGATACGCAAGGGTCAAACGACCCGAGCAGCCCAGGGCTTGGAACGCGATACTTGTTATGCTATATCGATCCATTCGACCTTGCGCCAGGAGAAGGTTGAAAAATGGCGTTCACAAACAAGCAAATCAGCCTGACGTTCACGCTAGGCACCGGCAGTTTCGGTGAAGCCGGCGATAATCAGGTGACGGTGACAGGGCTGCGGATTTCGGCGAAAATCGTTAAAACAGGTTACGCAGGAATGTCCATGTGCGAACTGCGCGTTTTCGGGCTGCCACCGACCGTGTACAACTCTTTGGTCTCGATTTATTCGACGCCGCAATATGCGCAAAGAAACACAATCGCAGTCAGCGCCGGGGATTCTTCCACAGCTATGTCCCAAGTATTTATCGGACAGATTCAAATAGCGCAAATCGACTTGAATTCTCAACCGAATAGCATATTAACCGTCGTTGCGCAATCTTGCTTATTGCAGGCGTTGCAACCGACAGTGCCGTTAAGCTATCCCGAAGGAATTTCCATCGCGTCCACGATGAATACGATTGCGGGAGTCATGGGATTAAGATTTGAAAATAATGGCGTGACAGGCATTTTGCCGAAACAATATTTGCCGGGAACGCCAAGACAGCAAGCATTAACGGTCATCAAGGCATCCGGGATTAAATGGAATGGCGGCGATGACGGAGTGTTGGCGATTTGGCCTGCAACCGGCAGCCGCACGTCGCTAGATTTAATTCCTACAATTTCGTATGAGGACGACTTGATCGGATATCCATCTTACTCGAATATCGGGATCGGAATTAAAACGAGGTACAATCCGAACGTGCAATATGGCGGTCAAGTGACTTTAGTCAGCAGTCTGAAGGTGACAGGCATGAACGGAAACTGGACGGTGTACGGGCTTGCGCATACGCTGGAAAGCGAAATGCCAGACGGTCAATGGATGACTGAAATTCAAGGCGCAAATTACAGCTTGTTAGGCGCGCCCACTCCACCGAGCTCGCTATGACCGATTTTTACAACGGCTTTCAACCGAATGAAACGTTCGGGTCGAAATTCAACGCGACTCAATTTCAGATACAGCAGCTTTTGTCGCAAGTCAGAACGGCAATTCCTGTTCAAGTCCAATCTTGCACGAATGACGGCGGATTAGCGCCGTTCGGGTTTGTCAACGTTCTGCCGCTCATCAATCAGGTTGACGGGCAAATGAATATGACGTCGCACGGCATCATTCATAAAGTGCCGTACTGCCGATTGCAAGGTGGCGCGAACGCGATTATCATCGACCCACAGGCTGGCGACATTGGAATCATGATCGTTGCCGACCGGGATATTTCGACGCTAATCAATACGCAAGCGCAAGCGAACCCCGCGACTTTTCGGCAGTTCGATTTGTCGGACGGAATGTATATTGGCGGCATCTTAAACGCGCAGCCGACGCAATACATTCAATTCAATGATTCCGGCATCACAATTTTTTCTCCGAACAACATCACGGCGCAAACAACAGGAAACGTTACTGTGATTGCGGGAGGTAATGCGGACGTGACCGCAAGCGAATCGGCAGCCGTCACTGCGCCGACAATTACACTGACTGGAACGACGACTGTGGACGGCACGCTAACTGTGACCGGCATGGTCTCAATGGAAGCGAATGCCTCCGTAACCGGTTCGATGATGAATAACGGAGTGGATATCGGTTCGACGCATGCGCATCCTGTAGACAACATTCAAGGCGGCGACGATTCTGTCGAAACCGGGCCTCCTAATGAATAAAGTGACTTTATTATGAACACGCTTTTACTCGACAGAACATACAACGACTTGTGCATTGATTCGGACGGAAACATTGCAATGGCCAGTCTAGGTTATGCTTTGGCACAAGACGCTGCGTCGCAAATAAAGTTGTTTCAAGGCGAGTATTGGTATGATACGACGCAAGGCATTCCTTATTTCCAGGAAATTTTAGGTATCGGTCAAACGCCACCAATCAATTTGATGAAGTCGCAATTCGTCGCGGCGGCTTTGCAAGTCCCAGGAGTCGAAGTCGCTGTTTGTTTTATCTCGTCAATTGAAAACGGACAAGTGTCCGGGCAGGTGCAGATTTCCGATTCATCCGATAACGTTTCGATAGCGAACTTCTAATGACAACGAACGTCCCTCCAGTTTCGCTCGGAGCGAACGGCTACATTGCGCCTGCGGAATCGGCAATCCTCGCAGGCGTGCAAGCCGACATCAATTCCGCATTCGGCAATGGGTTGAATTTTACTTCGACCGCAACGCCGCAAACGCAATTATCGGTGAGCGAGACTGCAATCATCGGAAACACAAACGACTTACTCCTCGCCCTTTTTAATGGCGTCGATCCAGCTTTCGCTTCAGGCCGCATGCAGGACGCCATCGGGCGGATTTACTACATGACGCGCATCCCCGCAGCTAGCACGGTCGTTCAATGCACTTGCTCAGGCTTAAGTGCAACAATTCCTGTTGGCGCGCTAGCGCAAGATGTGTCTGGAAATACTTATATGTGCATGCAAGCGGGAACACTTCCTGGCGGCCCGGGAGGTGGCAGCATCGTTTTGCCGTTCGCAAACGTCGCGCAAGGCCCGATTCCGTGCCCGGAAAATACATTGACGACAATCGTTTCCGGCGTCAGCGGATGGGACACAATCAATAATCCAGCGGATGGCGCAGAAGGATCGCTAGTCGAAAGCAGATCGCAGTTCGAAACGCGCCGGTTCAATTCCGTCGCAGCCAATTCACTCAACACTCCCCAATCCGTTCTCGGGACGATTCTTAATGTTGCAAATGTGTTGGGTGCTTATGTTCAAGATAATTTTTACAATTATCCTTACGCTGTCAATCCGGTATCGACGATTACGGGATCGATCAGCGGAACATCGTTGACGATCGATGCTGTTCTCTCTGGGACTGTCGCTATAGGGCAAGTTATTAGCGGGCCTGGGGTAACATACGGCACAACGATTGTTAGCGGTTCCAGCAGTCCTTATACGGTTTCCGTGAGCCAAACGACGGCGGCGGCCATTCCGCTTCAGCTTGGAGGGGTAAGCATTGAAGCGAATACGCTTTATATAAGCGTTGCGGGGGGCACGGCGCAAGATATCGCCAATGCGATTTGGAGCAAAAAACCGCCTGGTTGCGGACTTCAAGGCAATACGACAGAAACGGTTTATGATACAAGCTACGTCTATAGCACGCCAGGAATTCCTTATGCGATCTCGTTCGAAAACCCGCCTGATGTCGAAATATACTTTAACGTCAGTATTTATCCGTCGCCTGCCGTTCCGTCCAACGCAAGCACGTTGATTCAAAATGCGATTTTGAACGCTTTCATCGGCGGCGATGGCGGTTTGCGCATGCAAATGGAAACGTTAATTTTAACCAGTCGATATTACCAGGGGATTTACGCGCTCGGCTCGTGGGCATTAATTACCGGATTGACAATTGGAAGTTCTGCCGCGCCCGCATTTGCGATAACCGCATCAATCGCAACGACCGTTTTAACAGTGACAGCGACTGGCGGCGCGCTGGCTGTTGGGCAAGTTTTGATCGGAACAGGCGTAACGGTGGGGACGTATATTAAAGCGCAGTTGACAGGTTCCTCTGGCTCAACGGGCACGTACACGGTATCGAGTTCCCAAACCGTTGGAAGCGAATCGATGAACGTTTTGGGAATGAATGCGACAAGCATTCAAATGCTGATAAATCAAATGCCGGTGACGGCAGCGGCCAACATTAATGTGACGACTGCGACATGAAAAAGATTATTTTAGGATTCGCCCTAGCGTTAAAGTTGCTTTCATCCTTTGCGCAAACATCGCCAGGATTTACCTACGGACAAATACCCACGGCAGGGCAGTGGAATCTTTATTTTTCAAACAAGCAAGACTATCTCGCTCCCGGCACGGCAGGGAATGTCTTTACCTCCAACGGCACGACGGCTTATTGGGCTGCGCCATCTCCGATCACAAACATTTATGGGGGAGCAGCGAATTACATCCCCTATCAAACCGCTCCGAACTTGACGAGCTTTATTCTTCCGCTGGATAGCGCATTGATGTTAAGTAACAGCGCTGGCGTGCCTGGATGGGGAAACTTGACAGGTCCGGTGACGACTACCGGCGCGGCAACGACGATCACACCAACAGGCATTACTCCCGGCCCTTACACGTGCGCGAACATTACGGCAAACGCGGCAGGGCAACTTACCGCAGCGTCGAACGGAAGTTGCAGCAGCAGCGGAACGGTATCCTCTGTCGGCTTTTCCGATGCGTCGTCTACGCCAATTTATACGATAACGAATTCCCCAATCACGACTAGCGGAACGATCAATGAAACGCTTAATACACAGTCCGCAAACACTGTTTTTGCCGGGCCTGCCAGCGGCAGTGCCGCACAGCCGGGTTTCCGTGCGATAGTTCCGTCCGACGCGCCTAGAGCGCCTTTCTGGGCAAAATACACGGTGCTTTACACCTCGATAAGTGTGGGGGCGACGACAGATACTGTAACGCTATTCGTTCTGCCTGCCGGTGGCATTGTGCATCAAGTCTTAATTCAGCAGAGCATCGCTTTTACGGGCGGTTCAATCTCGGCTGTAACCGCTTCTGTAGGCGTTTCCGGCAGTCTCGCTAAATATGCGCCAGCGTTTAGCGTCTACAGCGCGCCAAGCGCGACGAATTACGAACTGGTCACGACGAATGGGGCGGAGTCGAGAACTGCAACAACGAATGTTACTGCAACATTCAACTCCATCGGGGGGAATCTTTCGACGCTTGCCGCCGGGTCAGTCGATGTGTGGGCATTAATTTCAACTGCGCTTTAGGAGCTTTATCGTGGATTCTTTTAAGAAGGTGGGTCGAAGTTTAAAATATGTTCTTCTAGGATTTTTTGCGGCGCTGTCTATAGGCCTTGAAGCGCAAACAATCATTACTCAATCAGCGAACGTACTGTTCACCGGCGGTACAATAGACGGTACGACGATTGGCGCAACCACGCCATCAACCGGCGCATTTACGACCTTATCCGCGTCGTCCACTGTTTCGGGTAGCGGTTTCAGCACTTATCTGGCTTCCCCTCCCGCTATTGGCGGTTCAAGCGCGGCGGCGGGATCGTTTACAGCTTTAAGCGCGTCATCTACCGTTTCGGGTAGCGGTTTCAGCACTTATCTGGCTTCCCCTCCCGCTATTGGCGGCACTGCGCCCGCAGCTATTAGCGCAACCACACTGTCAGCAACCGGCAATGTGATGATGTCCGGTTTAACTACTTCGGGCACTATCGCAAATTCGATTTGTTCCGACTCTTCAGGTCATATCATTTCCACTTCGTCGTCAAATTGTTTTGCCAGCTCATCGTCAGGGCCTTCGTGGGTCAAAACAACCGTTCCTTACACGTCATTTACATCTGCCGCAACGACTCAAACGATTACTCTGTACACCCTTGCCGCAGGCGGAGTAATCCAGACGGCAAAAGTGAAGCAAAGCACGGCATTTAGCGGCGGTTCTGTATCGGACGTGAACGTGTCGATTGGGTACGGCGGAACGAACACCGCGATTACTCCAACATGGGATGTCTTTTCTGCAGTAACAGCGACAAACTATCAGCTAGTGGCATCGCTATTTGGCGCGAGCCAGACAGCGACGAATTCGATTACGATTACCGCGAATTCAACGGGAGGGAACCTTTCTACATTGACTGCTGGATCGGTTGATGTCTGGTTGCTCGTTTCCGTTGCCATCTGATTGAAAACATCGGCCCGATTTAGGAGGGGCGTATTTACGGAGGCAAGGATGACTCGCTTTAAAATTCTCATCGCGTCGATATTGTTTTTATGCGGGGTCTGTAATGCGCAGACGATCACGCAGACGTCGCCAAATATGCAATGCGCGAATCAACCGGCGCTAACCGGTAGCGTCACCGCCTCGGCTGGAAGTTGCGCAACGACAGTCGTAACCAATGCAAATTTAACCGGTGTTATTACGTCGTCCGGCAACGCGACAAGTATCGCGTCGCAAACCGGCACCGGCACTAAATTTGTGGTTGACACATCTCCTACTGTCGCTACACCGGTATTGACCACTCCTACCATAAACGGATACACAGAATGCGCGGATACTCCAACTATCTCAGCTGGCGCGGTGACGATATCCAATACCACATGCACGTTTCATAAGCTCTCGTTGGCGGCGAATACCACTATTACGCTGCCAACGCCTGCTGCTGGTCAGTCGTTCACGATACAAGTGTGCTATGGCGGCGTGTACACGGTCACATGGGCGGGCGGAGGCACTCTATCGTGGCCAGCAGCTACGGCCCCAACAGCTACCAGTGTCAGCGGAAAGTGCGACTTCTACGTTTTCATGGCGCATGACACGACATATACCTACGGACAATCTGGCGGCGCGAATTTTACGGGGTCGTGATGATAAATCTTCTGAAGGCATTTTTACTAGCGGCGCTTCTTACGACCGTCTGCGCTTCTTCAGCGCCATTTAGCGCAGGGAAATTTTTCCGAGCATCCGGCGGGAACGCATCGCACGGAGTAGTAATCGTTACTACTCTCGGTTCCGGCTCATGGACTGTACCAGCAGGTGTTATTACCATTAATGCGGAAGCTATCGGCGCAGGCGGCGCAGATTTCTCAGAAAGTGGGCCGGGCGGCGGCGGCGGTTGTTATGCGAAATCTACAAGTCTTACGGTGACTCCCGGAAGTCCTGTTCACTATCAAGTTGGTTCGGGAGCGTCCGTCACAGGGAGTTGGATCAACATCGCCGCGAACAGCCAACCGACATTAACAACGAACGGAGTTTATGCCGCTCCAGGGAGCAGCCCTGGGGCGGGTTGCGCCGTTACAGCGTCGGTCGGAAACGTGAAATACGCAGGCGGTAACGGCGGAACTGGCGGAGGCGGAGGGGGCGGAGGGGCAGGCGGCCCGAACGGTGCCGGTCAAAACGGAGGGAATCAATCCGTGACGGGCGGAGGTGGAGGCGGAGGGGCTGGCGGATCGAGTAGCACAGCGGGATCGAATGGCGGCAGCGGCAGCGGCGGTAACGGCGGCAGCGGCCCGAGCGGATCAGGCGGAGGCACTGGCGCTACGCTGTCTGCTGCTGCGGGGGCGTCGTCTAGCGGCGGCGGCGGGGGCGGCGGATCGTCTGCGAAAGTTTCGTCTGCGGGATCGACTTACACTTATTCGCCGTGGGGAGCTGGCTACGGGCCAGGCGGCGGCGGCGGCGGTAGTGAGATAAACGCGAATGGCGGCGGCGGCGGCGGATACGCTGGCGGCGATAGCGGCGACAGCGGAATTAACGGTGGAAACGGTGTCATAGTTATTACATATTGAACAATTTTAACATCCAATAAAAATTTATTTTTTGTCATCTTCTCGTCATTGATTTGGAATATAATTGATTATGGTTTTGTCAACAAGAATCAAAACGTGACAGAACCATAAACAACCTTCTAAATCACTTAAGGATTACCTCATGGCTGATATCGTAACAGGCACCGTAACTGGGCAAGTCGATTTAACTTCAGTGCTGAAAGCTGAAGCGGATATTCGTAGGGAAACAGCAATGCAAGCCGACGCCGGTCGGTATGCGACTGCGGAAAATGCATTCAAAATTTCCGACAAAATCGATAACAAGACCGACCGCGTAACCGATCAATCGACCGCGTATTTCATTGCCGCGCAAGCGCAGCAGTTTTCCACCGCTACCGCTTTAGCTTCGTTGACCGCGCAAGTAAATGCGCAAAACGCGGCAACGTTGGCAGCGATTGAATTGAATGCCGTTCAAACCGCTTCCGCCGCACAATTAGCAAGCGCATTGCTCGGACAGCAGTTGGTTGCTGACGGGGCCACGACGCGCTCGTTGATAAACGAACAGAAAGTGGCTGATTTAAGATTTGCTGAAATGTATTCGAAATTCGCTCATCATCACGACCGTGACGGTCGAGGGCATCGAGATGAATGCTGCCCTGCGCGGCCTGTAGCCACGCAGACTTTCGGCCCGGCGACAAGCACTCAGATTCCGGTGCTTCTGTAAGTCAATATGGATTGAAATTAATCCGGGCATAGCGTGACGCTCAATCGTTTTTGACGATTGAGCGTTTTTCATTTTTAAGCGTCCCTTAACTCGCTAAATACGAAACTAATATGTCTCAAATCCCAAACGGTATTGGTGAATTCATCATTGGTGAAAGCCCGATAGGCGCGCAACCTTTCGACTGGGGCAAAACCTTATTTTCGCAATACGCAAACTCGCCTGTCCTCACGCAGTTGATCGATTACTTTTCGCAAGCCGTCGATGCTAGTGGCACGGTTGACGGATGGTTCGACAACGTTTGGAATGTGGATACGGCTGTCGGCTATGGCTTGGATGTGTGGGGGCGTATCGTCGGACTAAACACCGGTCGCGTGTTGACCGTCTATCCAACGAAGTATCTTGCGTTTGAAGAGGCGATGGATTTATCCGGCGGTAATTGGGGCACGGGAATCTGGTATTCCGGCGAAGCGCTGACGGAAAACGTCACGCTGTCGGATGGCGCGTTTCGTCAATTAATTTTGGCAAAAGCTGCCGCGAATATTTGGGACGGTTCCATTCCTGGATTGAACAAGATTCTTCAAGCATTATTCCCTGGGCAAATATCGTACTGCACAGATAATCTCGACATGACCATGACTTACACGTTTGCTTTCGCGTTATCGCCAGTTCAAATCTCTATCGTGTTTAATTCAAACGTATTGCCACGCCCTGCTGGGGTATTGGCGAGTGTCGTTCAAATCTAGGGAAAGCACATGCAAGCCAGTCAAATTCCGATAAAATTCCCAATTCCGTGGGGCGCAGATGCCGGGTCGGATTACATTCGCCCGATCCCTGTCGCATCTCAACAAGGCATTCAGGCGGGCGCGGCATCGTTGACTGACGGGTTTCCGCCATTGACATTCGTTCCCGTCACGGCTGGCGGCGCTTTTCCGTTCGGACAAGATGAGAATGGAATCCTTAATCAAATTACCGCTTGGTCTCAATGGCAGAACGCGGGCGCGGCAGTTGTTTATGACTCCGCCTTTTCGACTGCCATCGGCGGCTATCCGAATGGCGCGCTGCTTTATTCGGCAGCGGGCGGGTCATGGTGGTTAAGCACTGCCGACAACAACACTACCGATCCAGATACCGGCGGCGCGAACTGGCAACAAATCAACAGCGGGCTGGTTTATGCCGGGAATCCGAACGGATTTGTTGCGGGCATTTCTCCCATTAATGACTTTCTGGCATCGTCGATTCTGTGGGATTCGACGAATAAAGTTTTGTGGATTTGCACGACAACCGGCAACGCATCGGGCGCGGTGTGGACGCAATTGACGTCAAGCGCCGCCTACAGCACATTCTACTGCGGCACATCGACGGGATCGGCAAATGCGCAAATTTTGACTGTTCCAACCGCGTTGCAAACGCTTGCGACAGGCACAGAAATCCGGTGGAAAGCCGGGTACACCAACACCGGCGCAATGACACTGGCTGTTGGCTCCTTTGGAACAAAATCGATGCGTCAAGATGGCCCAACCGGGCCAATCGCATTGAATGGCGGCGAGATCGTCGCAGGGAATATTTTGACCGCGACTTACGACGGCACTTACTGGCAGTTGACCGCGACGTGTTTAGGCACTGCCGCGCTGGCAAATGCCAGTTCCAACACAGGTACTGTGTCGGCAGTGACAGGTAGCGGCAGCATCGTTCCAGGGCATATTTCTGTATTCGTTGATGACGAAGGGACGATTGAGGATGGCGGGCCGCTCCCGGCATTCGGCGGCGAGGTCATAAACTCGTCGCAATCATTGCTGCCCGGAGTTTATTACGTCGATACGACAGGTGGCGCAATCACGTTGACGCTTTCCGCGTCGGTGTCTGGGGCCTACACGTTCGTCGATGAAATGAACTACTGGGGCGTCAATAATCTTACGATTAACGGCAACGGGCACAACATCGGCGGCGGCCCGACGCTTGCGTTGGCTATTGCGGATGGCGCTTCAACGTTCCTAGCGAATATTTCCGACGCTCAATTTTATATCGCAGCTGTTTCAGCTTCGTCTTTTTGGAGATTGGTGTAATGGCAAAACTATCTGATTTTACTCAATCGAATGCAAATCTAGCGGCATTCCTGCTTACTTTTTCAGCAGGACTAGGGCAAGAAGTTTTTGGAACAGGGAATATTCGCTTATACCTTGCGAGCAGCAATTTTAACGCTTCTTTTCTTGCTTCGACACAAAATGCGCGGATTACCTGCTTTGGCCCGGGCGGCGCTGGCGGCGCTGGCGGGGGGAATGACGCTACAGGCGGCCATGGCAGCGGCGGTGGTGGCGGTGGCGGCGGCGGCGGTGGATTCGCTCAGATTATCACTACTCTTAATCCGAGCAGCACTTACGCTGTAACCATATCCAGTTCTATAGCAGAATTTGGACTCGCCACGCCGGTTATCGCGAATGCAGGCGGCAACGGCGGCGCTGGCGGAACAGGATCGAACGGCGCTGGCGGCACTGGCGGAACCGGCGGCGCTGGCGGGACGGCATCGGGCGGAACGCTTAATTTGACAGGCCCCGTTGGCGGTGCTGGCGGGGCTGGATATACCAACTCGTCAACCGGATACGCCGGTTCCGGCGGCGGCGGGGCTGCTTCCGGGATTAGTAATGGCCTTGGGATTGGCGGGACTGGCGTTGCTGGCACTAGCTCCGCTGCTTCGACAGGCGCAGGCGGCGGCGGCGTTGGCGGCGCAGGAAGCACAAGCGCAGGGGGCGGCTCTGGCGGCGCGGCGTCGGGCGGAACTCCAGGAGTTAATATTGCAGGCAGCAGCGGCGAAGACTCATCTATATACGCTTATACCGCACGCACATATTTGGACAACAAGTTTCGCGGATCGGGAGGTGAAGCGGCTATCGGCGGCACCGGTTCCGGCGGCGGCGGCGGCGCTCCCGGTCTTGCAGGAGTCAGCAACGGCGCTATCGGTTACGCAGGCGGAATTAGCGGCGGCGGCGGCGGCGGCGGCGCTGGCACTGGGACGTCAGCAACCGGCGCGGTCGGTGGCAATGGCGGCGCGGCAGCAGGTTACGGTTCTGGCGGCGGCGGCGGAGGGGGCGCTTCTGGGGGGTACTCAGGAGCGACAACAACGACCGGCGGCGCAGGCGCGCCCGGTTTTGTAATGGTGGAATATTAATCATGTCGATAAATGAAACTCATGAAGAGAAAAACACTTTTACGGTAGACGTGAATTTACCTGGACATGATCCGCGCGTAACATCTCCGTTATTCAGAAAGTCCAGACTGCACTTAATCGCGGCACAAGCAGGGAAATGCTGGATTTGCGGATGCACAGAGAAAGAGACTGGACACCCTCCAGAGGCGCATCACTGGCCAATAGAACGCTCATTCGCAGAAATGATCGACTGGTCAGAAGAATCGCAAATCCGAAAGGATTTCCCTCATTTCGGATGGGGAAGTTTCGATGAAACGAATCCTTATACTTTCGTCGATGACATGAACGTAAATGGCAGATTACTATGCAAAGCGCACCACATAGGCAAGGATGAGGGCGTCCATTGCTTGCCGGAACCTGTTTGGCTCGCGCAGCGATATGCAAAAGAAGGTTATCAATTTTCTAGCGTTGAAATCATCCATCACGAACAGGCGTAAAATGAACGGACAATTGACGTGGTTCGAGGTGATTACAATTTTTCTTAGTCTTTTGGGGTTTGTCACCACGGCTTTTGGGATTGTAATCTGGTTCAATATCCGGCAGAATGTGCTAGGGTTGGAAAAGCTGAAAGAAGATTTAGCTTTATTCAAAACGCATGTCGCGACGCATCACCCAGACAAGGACATGCTTGCATCTATTTTCGACAGAATAGATCAGATTCGAACGGATATCAGTTCGATGGCGAATATGTTTCGAGATAGATTAGATCAAAAGGCGGATAAATAATGTCGTTTTCAAAAAATATCGTCCCTGCAAATCTCAACGCATTTTTAGATTGCGTTGCGTTTTCCGAAATCGGGCCTTCGTTACTTGCTAATCCTGTCACTGATGACGGCTACCTAATTTTGGTAGGAAGCACGCCAGCAAATCCGCTCGTGTTCAAAAGCTTTGTTTCGCATCCGAACATTTTCGACAAGGCGTTGAATAGCGATGCGGCAGGAAGATATCAACTTATGGCTAGGTATTTTGAACCGTACAAAAAACAGCTCTTGCTCCCGGATTTCGGGCCGCGTAGTCAGGATAGGATCGCTATCCAGCTGATTCACGAATGTCATGCTTTTGACGATATAATCGCTGGAAATTTTTCAAGCGCGATTATAAAGTGCAATAGCCGGTGGGCATCGCTGCCTGGAAGCCAATACATGCAACACGAAAACAGCATGGCGGCATTGCAAAACGCCTATACTTCCGCTGGCGGGAGCCTGGCATGAGCGCCAGCGCAGCCCACACTGGAGGAGCGGCCCTCGTCACCATTCAGCTAGCGTCCGTCATCGATTGGATCGCGAACACGCTTTGTGGCATGCATATGCCGAACGATATAGAAATGGCTCTCGCAGCGTTAATCGTTACTTTTGCGCATTTTCTTGCAAATTCACTTTCTAGTGTTAAAATGAATCTTTCTAACACGAAAGTCGATGATGACAACAACATTCCTGCAAAGCAATGATTCGCTAATTCCATTCACCCCTCAGCCTGTTCTGACTCAGGGGAATGTCGGGGATTGCGTTGAGTGCGCGACAACCAATCTAATTGCTCTGACGACATCCTTATATGGCCCTGTTTTTAATTCAAACGCGGAATTTCAATACAACCTGAACCTGCAAGCGCAAGGTCAGCTAGGCGTAGACGCTGGAACGAATGTTTCCGAGGCGTTATCGCTATTGCAGACGTCCGGCTTGACTCAAAATACAACAATCCAATATGGTGATTACACGACTGCGCCTGGCGCTACCGATCTTGCCGACGCGGCAACGCATACTGTAACCGGAATCACACCGCTAACAGTGCTAACAGGGAGCGCTGACAATTGGTTAGCGAATGAAATCGCTGGGTATTTAAACCAAATGAAACCGCTGCTCATGGAGTTTGAAGCTTGCGCAGGCTTCTTTGCCGAAGAAACTATTTCAAATTTGGCAAACCAAAACGGCATGGATACGGGCGCAGCCGCAGGGTTGCATGAGGTAGCGATTGTTGCGGTCAACACCAATACGGACATGCTGACAGTCGAATCGTGGGGATCGGCTTATGGAGCTAAGGGTTTGTTCCAAATATCTTTGAGCAGTTTCGATGGCGCAGGGGCGATTAATTTACTGGCAATCGACGCGATAAATGGATTTAACGGCATTGATCTCACACAAAACTCTAACACGCAAGCCGTATCTGCCGCATTTGTCGCGATCCTTGGGCGCGCATCGGCTTTGTCCGGTATGACGGCTTTCTCGGCTGCGCTGAATAACGGCGCAATGACCGTTGCGAACATGTGCGATTCCATCTTTGCGTCCTCGGAGGCGCAAGCCGATTTCGCCGGGATGACCAATACGCAAATTATTAATCAACTTTACCAAAATGTATTAGGTCGGAACGCGCTACCGGCAGGCATGACGGCGCTGTTAGGAGAGCTTGCAGGAGGCGCTACTATAGGCGCTGTGGCCGCGCAAATTATCACGGCTGGCGAAGCTCTCGGAAATTGGAGTAACACATTCGAGGGCGGCGTATGGTCGGGAACGAATAACGATCCTAACATGATGACGGAATCGGGGATATTCCAAAATAAAATACAGGTTGCGGAAGATGCGGCGATTGCCATACAAGCTGGACAAGGAAACAACGCAACTCTTCACAACATTTTGACGACGGTTACGGCGGACCAATCGACGATTCTCGCCAGTCTCGTCGGAGTGCCGCAGCAGCTTCAAGGCGCGTCGCATGTAGCGATTCACTCTTAAACGTCAGATGAGCAAAACTTATATAGGCATGTCTGTTTGGTATTTTCCGCACAAGAAAGATGACTTTATCGCGCACGATAAGATTCTGCCGCTCGCTGCGACGGTTTGTTACGTGCATGAGGAGTTTAAAGTTAATTTGAGCATCCTGGACATGTACGGAAGCACGCACGTAGCCGGAAACGTGCTTTTACTCAGACACGGGGAAGAGCTGCGTTCAGGCGGGTACGCAACGTTGCCGAGTCATAAATAAAGGAGTCGGCATGGACAATTTTGTCCCGGAAAACGAAACCGTTATACAGCGAATAATCCATATGAATGGAGCGTTAAGCGTGTTGCCTTTACAAGCCAGGTACATTTTTGTTTCACCCAGAGAAGCGCAACAATTTCAAACCGATATCGAACAATTAGAGAAGGAACCTATATCATGAAAAAGATTACTTTAACGTTGCTTGCCGCATGCTTGCTCGGATGCTCTTCAACACCGACCACAACAGTCCAAACGCCTGCGCAGATCGTTGCAAAGGTTTGTCCGCCAGCCCACGTAGCGTTAACATCTTTAACCGGCCTTGTAGGCCTTCCTGCCGATGCGGAAGCGAATATTCAAAAAGCTTCAACTCTCGTCGCGGCGGTTTGCGCGGACGGAGCGGTATTTACTAATCTTGATTTGCAAAACATCGATGCGCAAGCCGTGCCCTTGTTGATGGACGTTGCAAAAGCGGTAGCGTTGACAACGGCGCAGCAAAACGATATTACACTGGCCATTGGCGCGGTGCAAATCGCTATATCATTCGTTCAGTCGGTTAATCCGTAGCTTATCGTTTACAAATCGCTACAGACTCAAAAACCGCATCAATTGAATGACGCGGTTTTTCATTCTTAGGAAGAAAAATGAACATCTCGAAAAAGGAAGCCGCATTCCTTGCATGCGTCTGCGCGTATCAAGGCAAGCAAATCGGAGGTTTCGATCAAGTGCTGTCTATCGGGCCGGACTTTGTATATCTGAAGCAGATGGACAATCTTCTTACCGCAACGATTCTCGGCACTGTCGATTGGTCGATGTGGGAAAATAATTTTAAAATCGAGAACGCAGATCATCCGACGTTCGGCCCAATGCATAAAGGATTCTTGGAATCGGCAACGGCGATGACTGCCACGCTGAAGCCGATCTTTTCGGCGCACTTGGCTGCGGGCGGCAAAATCTCTCTACAAGGTCATTCAAGAGGCGGTAGTCTAGCGGACATTGTGGCAAGCGAATGCGCGCTAGACGGGATTGTCATCGACCAATTGTTCCTATTCGAGGCAGCATGCGTCGGGACGAAACAATATTCGAACTGGGCTTGCAGCATGAGGACGGTGGATTTATCAACGACAAACGGCCCCGATCCAGTGCCAGCGTCAATGCTTGTTGGGTTGACTGAAAGAATTCCTACCTACCCGAGGGTCGAGTTGTACTGCGCGCCGGGCGGAATTGGAGAGTTAAACTTAATGAAATGGCACGCCGGTTCGACAATCTATACCGGCGTGGAAGAAATGTATCCGGCATAATCAGGAAAGCTTGCGCAGGATTTCTACAAATTCTTTATATGGCAGATTGACAATCAAACTTCTGCCGTCGATACGCACTTGCGTTTGATTGCCGCCATGCACTTCAATCAGAGAAATGCGATCTAAGTTTATGGTACACAAATTGTTGTCCGCTATTACTTCAAAGAAATTCATTTCCGCTCCTTTTTCAGTCAAAGATTAGATTCGTATTCAATGATGCATTTTGCGACAAACTTCGCGAGATTGACTGGAACTGCATTTCCGATCATCTGCTCTCTGTCCTTTTTATTTCCCAGAAATTTGAAGTGTGACGGGAACGTTTGCACTCTAGCGCGTTCTTCCGTAGTCAATGCCCGCAGCCCGGTTAATTCAGCAAAGTCTTTCTTATGCTTTTTATACCCAGGCGCAACAGGCCTGTTTGTGCCGCGAATTGTCGGAGCCGGTTCGTCAATCGAAAATATCGCTCTATTCGAATAATTTCGCGGATGCACGTAATAATGATCGATTCCGAGTTCATTCCCAAGATAGTCTCGAACAGTCATTTCGCTTTTCGATTGACGACTTGCCAAAGTTGAAGAAAGAAATTCATCGCATTCGCCTAATTTCCCAATACAAAAGAGACGTTTTCTCTTTTGTGGAACTCCACACAAACTTGCGTTCAGAACTTTCATCGTGAGACCATAACCAGCTTCACGAAATACTCTTTCGGCAGTTTCAAAGGCAGCACTGTTTTGTGTTCCGCTTACATTTTCCATGACAAAAATCATAGGTTTAATTTTCGCTATGATTTTCGAATACGCGACGGTGAGGCTTGCACGATCTCCTTCAACCCGTTTACCAGCAAGCGAAAAGTCTTGGCACGGCGGGCTGCCGATAATTATGTCCGGTCGGAACGACGAGATAATCTTAACAGATGCGTCAATATCGGATAAATCTTGTTTAAAAATTGGGTGAGCGAAATTTTCTGAATACACGGCAATCGCTGCGCCCCACCAATCAAACGCAGCGTCAACGCTTAAGCCTGCGCCTTCAAACCCGAGGGACGAGCCTCCACACCCCGAAAATAAATCGACAATTTTCATTTCCGCTCCTTTTCGGCAAATGCGACAAGCTCAATCAAACGCAGCACATTCAGTGCGGTCTCTACGTAATTCTGCGCAGTTTCGATTAGCTTCGCGTCTGTCGATTTAAGTGCGGCTTGCGCGCTGTTTAGCGCATCCGCGAGAAGCTTTTGCGCAGGCCCGGAAAGGGTCATGATTGGGCGTTCTAATTTCATGTTAACGCCTCCAGGAGATCGATGACGAATTCAAGCATGTTCGCGAAAAAATGAAGAGCAAGCATGCCAAGCGCAAAAATCGCTACAAGCGATAAGAAAAAAATGGCAAAAATTATCAAGCCAAGTCCGATTGCGGCGGCGACAGCTCCCGCAATCTTCAAGAGTTCTAAACTCGTCTTTAAAATCGATTTAATCATTTTCGCACCCCTCTTTGTAAAATGAATGATTACGGACGCTGACCGTCCACTATTTCGCGCTCAATGATCTTTTGCGCTTCAACTTCGGATTTTTGTTTCCAATACGTAAATACCGAATCGTAAAAATAAATAAAATCAAGATTTCTTTCCTCCGAGTTCTTAAAGGATGATCGTAAAAAATCGCCTAACGAGTTTAACGCTTCAGCGCTCATTTCCCCGATAGCTTCCGATAAATTTTCTGCGCTAAATGGATCATATTCGCAGCCCTTCTCCATGAGCCTTTCCGCAAGCTCTTCAACAGCGAACGACATCTCCTCTTGTCGGTCTTGTTCCGCCAGGTATCGGTTTAAATCAGCTGTTACTGGACAATGATTTGTCATGTCAGTTATCCCGCAAATTTTGCGTCAGATTCCCACAGTTTATCTATCGCTCTTGTGATGTCCGCGATCTCGCTTTCAGTAGCAGAGCGTAATCTTTTCATTCGCTCTATCAACAAACTCACTTCTTCCTCAACGAAAGATTGTTCTTGTGTTTCGATGTGTATTGTGTACGGCTGGACGAGAATGTAATCGGAAAAAGACTGCGCAGATCCGCTCATAAAAACGAAACAGTTGACGCCGATTCTTTTGTAAATTCCGCCTTGAAGTGTAATTTTCATATAATCTTTCAAAAACACGCTCTTCGAAACGTTTCGAAGAGCGTGTACATCAAATTCAACGAAATAGATTCTCTTAAAATTTTTCAGGTTCGACGTCGATAGACCCTTCCGTAGACATCTCATATTTCGCCGCAACATTTCCTTTATTTACAACATCCCTAAACGCTTTGGCGGCTTCGTATATTTCAGGTCTGGCCACTTTACCTATGATGTCGAATTTAATGCCGAACCAACTGCCCTTATCATTCGACTCGCCGATAGATGTCGCCCGAACGATGCTTGCAAACGATGGCGGAGTGTAAATCCCGTTAGCGCCTTTCAATTTTACGCTTGCCAATCCCGCAATCAACATCTTCGACTTCTTAATTTGCGTCTTCGACATCGATATTAACGCATTCGTCCAACCGCCAGTTTCTTCGTCCAGCAGCAATACGTAATGATTTCGCGTATCGACAATTATGTCGCATTCTTTCGGGTTCACCGATCCGTCCGGCTTTGGAACATACAAAGATCGTTCAAATTCGACAAGTTTTCCTTCGTTGTGAAGCCGCGTCACAGCTTCCGGCAACAGCTCTCCCTTAAATCCTGCGCCAGGAACGCCTTTCGGTGTCCATTGAACATACACCCGTCGAAAAGCGCATTGCACAATCTGGACGCCTTTTTTACCGTCAAACATTCGACCGGTAACGTTTTCGAAAAACATGCCTGCTTTTGCGCCTTCAATCGCTTGACCTAGCGCTTCGTCTACTTGCGGACTTCCTTTTTGCAAAACTCCCAAAAACGGAAGAGCGACAGATTCCGCCGTTACATTTTCAAATCCGCCGCCTTGATCTTCTTCGAACGAAAGTTCCTGAGCCTCTTTTGTTGAAATAGGATGCGACTTTACTTCAACTACTGCTGTGTTTTCGTGTTTGGCTTTAGCCATGATATTGCTCCAGATTTGTTGCGCTCCTTAAGCGGCGCAACGTCGCTTGTTACTTCTTTGCCTTTGGCATGGTAATTTTCGCCTTGTTGAACTCGAACACCCCGAACAATTCGTCCGGGAATGGGTCTCGCTCATTCGCTTCCGGGTTGCTTGCCGCCCATTCTTTTCGTTCTTTGATGAACGATTTTAGCGTTTGCGCGTGAACGCCTTCGGTCAGTTCTGGCGTGCGAGCGAATTTTTCCACGATCTCTTCCGCAATTTCTTTTGCCGCCGCGATTTCATCCTTTCCGAATGACAATTCGAGATTCGTTTTTATAATCCCGCCAAAACCATGATCTTTGAGCCATCTATGCGCGCTTTCGCGTCTATTTGCTGGAATCGAACAAACAAGATCGAGAACCACTTCCACGGACGCTCCGTTGTTCAAAGATATTTTACTTATTTCAAGTTCAGTCATAAGCGTAGGTAAATCTTCGCGTTCCAGTTTTTGATGCGCGATTTTCGCGGATTTTAAGTCGGCTTCAAGCTGCGCAACTTTCTCTTCGGCTTGCATCAGCTGATTCGCCATATCGGTTATTCTGTTTAATGCGTCGCTCATTTTCTCTCCCGTAGATATTGCCGAACTAACGGCTCAAGTTGTTTTACGACCGTATTTTAGTTTTGCGTTATGCTTTTGAAGAAATTCGGCTGCGTCTTGTTGCCCTGGCGTCAGAAAAGCCGTCTCAAGAAGCAATTTTATGGCAGGTTCCGGCTTCCAGTAGTGTGGCCCTTTTTGAACCTTGCCACGCTCGTCGTAAATCGGCTTGCCATCGGCCCCCAATTTTGAAAAATTCGATTGCATGATAATCGCCAAAATCCGATCCAGCGGCAAACCGAATTTGGCCATTTCGGATGCGCAATATACCTGAATATCGCCCAACAAATCGGCCAGCATCGTCAAGATTTCCAGCTCCGGCAACGGGAGAGCAGCGGTATCGATGATCTCGACAATCTCATCGATCTCATTCAATTCTTCGGACAAAATACTTTTAAAAGCCTTCAAACGCTCACCCGCGTACACGCCGACATCCAACGACGGCTTGGCATTGACTGGCAATTTATACATGACGTTAAATTTTTTGATATCGTCTGAAAATGAACTCATTTTGATCTTTCAAAAAAACAATAAGTGCAAGGCGAATTTAAATTAAACCTAAATCTTTTTGAATAGCAGCGATGAACAACGTCGAAAGATTTTGATCTTCGAAATTTTCGCCGAGTGCCACGGCCTTGTCATAGGTCAACCCGCGTTTGCATCCGGCATAATACAGCCCGTCTACGGATTTCCACAGCGAGTATTGTTTGAAAAGCAACAGTTTTCCCGGCACTCCATACATTTTTAAGTCGGCAGGCAACGGATGGTCGTAGCCTCTTAAAAAAGCGTCGCCGCCAATCGTGCAGCTCTGGGGTAATTGGTGGTCGTAGCCCTCCAAAAAAGCGCTGCCGCCAATCGTGCAGCCCTGGGGCAATTGGTGGCCGTAGCCCGTCAAATCGGCGCTGCCGCTAATCGTGCAGCTCTGGGGTAATTGGTGGTCGTAGCCCTCCAAAATAGCGCTTCCGCCAATCGTGCAGCCCTGGGGCAATTGGTGGTCGTAGCCTGTCAAATAGGCGTCGCCGTCTATCGTGCAGCCCTGGGGCAATGGGTGGTTGTAGCCTCTTAAAAAAGCGCTGCCGCCTATCGTGCAATCCTGGGGTAATTGGTGGCCGTAGCCCGTCAAATAGGCGTCGCCGCCAATCGTGCAGCCCTGCGGTAATTGGTGGCCGTAGCTCTCCAAATAGGCCGTCCCGCCTATCGTGCAGCCCTGGGGCAATTGGTGATCGTAGCCTCTCAACCAAGCAGCGCCGCCAATCGTGCAGCCCTGCGGCAATTGGTGGCCGTAGCCCGTCAAATAGACGCTGCCGCCAATCGTGCAGCCCTGGGGCAATTGGTGGTCGTAGCCTCTTAAAAAAGCATCGCCGCCAATCGTGCAGCCCGGCGACAACGGGTGGTCGTAGCCTCTTAAAAAAGCGCTGCCGCCAATCGTGCAGCCCTGGGGCAATTGGCAGGCGTAGCCTCTTAAAAAAGCGCTGCCGCCAATCGTGCAGCCCTGCGGCAATGGCAGATTGTTTTTAAGCTCAATCATTTCATTCCTTCAGTTTTTTAATCAAAATACGATAAATTGAAAACGTTTAACAACATTAATCGCCTAAAACGACTTTAGCCAAAGTCTCTTTCCTTCGCAACGCTTTCGTAATTTGCTCATCAATCGTTCCTGTCGCGATCAAATCGATATACACAACACTATTTTTTGTGCCGATTCTGTGCGCTCTATCTTCGCTTTGTTTTCTAGTTTCAAAATTGAAATCGTTTGAGAAATAAATAACTAGCTCCGCAGCGGTTAGTGTTAATCCAATCCCGCCGCTTTGCGGCTGTCCGAGAAACACGTCCGCATTGCCGCACTGAAACGAATCGACCGCAAGCTCTCTGTCCTCTTTATTTACGTCGCCGTGGTACTCGACGACTTTTCTGCCAACCTTTTTTAGCGCAAGCGAAATCGAGGACAACTCTTCCTTAAATCGTGCCCACACAATCATTTTTTCGGGATAATCCTCAACGATTTCGAGTAAACTTTCCAAACGCGGATTCGCGTCAGCGACGTAATGTATGCCGCCACCGGCAACGGTCGGAAGATGTAAAAAACCTGACGTGATTTGCTGCAATTTTACAAGTGCAGACAGCTCTGAAACCGACAAAACGTCCCCGGAATCAATATTGATTCGACACTCCGACTGCATTAAATCATACGCGGCGCGTTGCTTTGCTCCTAACTCAAAATAATGGTTTTGATAGATCTTTTCCG